CATTGTACTTCCGACAGGACTCTATCCTGAAAAGCCGGGAAACCGGCCGCATCCGTTCACGTGAACACAAGACTGCTTCAAGCTCTTGGCTTTGGGATTCCCAGTGGCTGTTAAGCGGTCAGGTCGGAGTTTACAACCACGTGTTGTGTTGCTTGTTTCCCTACGACGAAGTCGATGGAGTCGAAATGAACGGTGTGTTCTTCTCGGCAGCCAAGAACCCCAAACCCGAAGACCTGTTCCACCGGTTCTTGATTCGGAAAACCAAGGGCCAGATGCAAGTCTGGTTGGAGAACACGAGGTTTTACCTCGACGAAATTGAACGGGAGTATTCGTTGCTGGAAGACACCACCGAGAATGATCCCGTCATGCTGGCCTTTCCGCTCCGAGATACGTCTTGTTCGAACTATGGAAAGGTCTGTGAGTACCACGACTATTGCATGGCTTGGCCGAATCCCCTTCGTTATTGCCACGAGCCTCCAATCGGATTCACCACTCGCTTCTGGGACCCAACGGAGCAGCCGGCCAAGCAAACTTTTGAACTTAACGCCGACAGATATGAGGAGGACTAATTGGAAGAACCTAACATGAGAAGTCGCTCACATAAAATAGGGATGAATTTCAGGGTGATGAATGACACTGTTGAGCTCTTGGCTTTCTACGGTGTCCAACCCAAGGGAAGACTCCGAGCGTGCTATGGGGACAAAGTAGCTGATGCCTACTTTTCGTACAAGTACCACTACTACCGTCAAGGCCATCAACTCGTGGTGAGCATGCTTGGCCAAGAGAAGAGATTCACTCCAGGAAACAAAATTCCCTGGAACACCTTCCACTGCTTGAAAACCACTGTTAAGAATGCTGACGCATATCTCGCTCTGATTACAAGTCCTGAAAAGTCCGATCCTTCTAAGAGACCTTTTGACCCTGAATGGGTTAAGTTCGACATGGGGCTGGTCGACCCGAACATGCTTTGCGTTCCTATTGACGAAGATCCAGATTCGAAAACCAAGTCCTCGAAGAAACGCTTGCCTATTCCGCAAACGGTAATCACTACCACGACCGGCAGTCGGGATTTGAGTAGAGTTACAATAGATAGCATTGATAATGTTCTTACTCTCAAAGACATTGAAAAAATCTTTGGGGAGAGAGCTGCTCAATGGTACTATGAGGATGCTCCGGCTTGTTATTACAGACAAGCAGAAACCAACACAATTCGTATCCGGAAAGGCTTATCTCATTGGGTGATCTTTAAAACTCGAACTATATCGAAATCCGACTTCATAGAGATCGTGGCAGTCATGAAGGAAGCCGGTGCCTGTCTTGTTCGGAGCCAGGACGAAATCACAACGACAGTCCAAGTCCGAATCTAAACGGAGGAACAATGGCAAACGAGAAAAGTTTCTTAGAAATCAAGGAGCAAGTCGCAAAGCTCCAAAAAATGTACAAGGAAGCTCCGAAATCGGACAGTTGGAAGATCCTCTTGTTGGGCGAATCTGGCTCCGGCAAGACCTTCTTGCTACGAACCGCCAGGAGACCAGTCCACCTTGACTGCTTCGATCCTGGCAACACCAAGAACCTTAAGAAAGAAATCGAAAGGGGGGAAATTATTCCGGACATCCGCTGGGAGAACGAAGATCCAATGAACCCTACGGTCTTCCGCGAATGGGAGAAAGTCATGAAGGAACGACTTCGTTCCGGTTACTTTAACCACTTCGGAACCTACTGTCTGGATTCGTCCACGACATGGACTCAGGCAATCATGAACAGCCAGTTGAAATCCGAAGGTCTGGCCGGTAAGCCGCCCCGGTTTACCCATGACTACGTCCCGCAAAAGGTAGCCATTCAAAACTGGCTTTCCGACTTGATGCGGCTCCCGTGTGACTTTATCTTGACGGGACACCTGGAGGGAAACAAGGACGAAGTCTCAGGCCAGCTTAGCTACCGTTATATGGTAACTGGCAAGGCCGCGATAACCATTCCACTGCTGTTTGATGAAATCTGGGTAATGGATCCGAAGTCCACCGCGCAGGGAATGGAGTATCGAATCTTGACCAAGGCTACCGGTCGGCACTTGGCCCGAAGTCGCATGGCAGAACTCGGACTTTTGGACACCCATGAAAAGCCCGACATCAAGGCCATGCTTAAGAAGTGCAAGCAGCCTTTTGAAGACAAACCTTTGTTCGTTTAACCAACGAGCTTTGCTCGTTTAATTCAACCACTGGCCTTTGGCCAAACGAAAGGAAGAAAACTATGTCAGAACAGAAAGAGTTCATCAACCTGTCCAACGTCGACATCAACGACACCTTTGAGCCCACCGTTCAGGCCGCCGGAACTGAATGCGAACTTCGCATCGTTAGCTTCTTGGCATCCAAGGACAAAAATGGCCGGGACTTCGTCATGCCGTTCTTTGAAGTTCTGGACGATCCTTACTCCAAGGAGTTCGGGGATTACATTCCGCTGCCTCACTCCGAGATGACTCCCAAGCAGGGAAACGAAGCTCGGCTGAAACTCCAGGGCCTGTCCGCTGCCTTCGACATCGACTTCTCAGGCGACTTGGACATCAAGGCGGACATCGTCGGCAAGACTGGTTTCGCGATTCTGGGCGTTGGCAAAGACCAGGATGGCAACCCCACTAACAAGATCACGAAGTATGTTCGTGGGGCGTAACCCTTAACTCCTTGGCATGGGGCCAAGGTCGGGCATGTGGTTAGTAAACTCAGTCGGCTAACTACATGCCCGATTTTTTGAACCCAAAAACGCGGAAGGAGACTTAAATTGGAAAACTTTTACCGCCCGCGACTCAGCGTTGATGTCTCCGACGAACAGATGCAAGCGCTCAACCAATACCTTGACCGAGGCACGCGTAAGATGGTGTTTGGGATTATCGTGGATGATCTTCTCGAACTGATCCAGAAGCACGGAGCCGGACCGGTCATCGGTATGCTTGTCGAACGTCACATAACCCTTCGTGACATCTGTCGGCTTAACCTCGATACACCTAAAGGGAGTTGATCGTGGCCACCATCAGAGACCTACACAAGAGCATCACCAGACTATCCTTCGATGACGCCTTAAAGCTCGTAATGGAACTAAGGCAGAGTCGGCTAACTGTTAAACCAAAAAGTAAATTTGTCCGACGGGCAACCAACAACACACCCAAGGCTCCTGGAAAACCCCGAGCCAAACGGAACCCGTTGGACAATGTCAGCAAGGCTGATTTACTTGCTTTGTTAAAGGAGTCCCTCAATGGCTGAAAGTCGTCTTGCAGTAATCCCGTTAACCCAAATCGAGATTGGTGATCGTTTCCGGAAGGACTACAAAAACATTCCGGAGTTGGCCCAAGACATTAAAACCCGCGGCTTAATCCATCCGATCGCTGTTATGGAGAAGGCTGACGGAAGCTATCTTTTGTTGGCTGGTGGCAGGCGTTTGACTGCCTGTCAATTCATCGGAATGGAAACTATCGAATGCAAGGTGTTTCCCTTCGGCCTGACCGAACTGGAAATCCGCTGCATCGAGCTTATGGAGAATGTCATCCGTGAAGATTTGTCGTTTTATGAGGAAGCCAATCTGCAGCGAGAGATTCTTAAACTTCAAAAAGAAATCCATGGAGAGAAAGTCTCGACCAACCCTGAAGCTGGTGGAGCAAGCCAACAAACGGTGGCGAATCTGCTTGGCATTTCGCGAGAGAAACTTCGGCAAAACGTTGAACTTGCCAACACGATGGAAATGTTTCCGGATGTTGACTGGCAGGCGATGAAGACTCGACAGGACGCCGTTCGTTTGAAAGACAACATCAGCAAGCTGGTGGTCCGCCAAGAAGCCGTTAAGCGTTTCGAGAAAGAGGTGTCCCCGAACCAGCAATCCCGCTTGCTGAAACGCATTGCGGACAGTTACATCCACGGGGATTTCTTCGAGCATGTTAAGGAGGTTCCGGACAACTCCATTAACTTCTGCGAAGTCGATCCTCCGTATGCAATCAAGTTGAGCAAGGCAAAGGCAAAAACGGGGATCGGGAACTTCTCATATAGCGAAACTGGATACAACGAAATCAGTGAGGAGGATTATCCTCCGCTAATGCAGAAGGTTTTCAAAGAAGCCTACCGCATCCTGGCTCCCAACTCTTTCATGATCTGCTGGCTCTCCCCGGACCCTTGGTTCTATCCGATCCTTTCGTGGATTCGCCAAGCCGGCTTCACCTGCCGAGCCCTTCCGTGTATTTGGGTTAAAGGCGAAGACGAGCTCGGAACGGATGCGAATGGCCAAGCCTTGTCCCCAATGCGGCACCTTGCATCGTCCTACGAGATGTTTTTTTATGCCAAGAAGGGTGATCCCCGCATCGTCAAACAAGGCCGGTCGAATGTGTTTGGTTTCAAGCCGGTTTCTCCAACGCAAAAAATCCACCCGACGGAACGCCCGAAAGACTTGATGCGAGAGGTCTTGACGACTTTCACCATCGAGGGCTCAAAGGTAATCGTTCCCTTCGCTGGCAGCGGCATCACCATCGAGACGGCTTACGAGGAGAAAATGATGGCTTTTGGAATGGATCTTGGGCTTGACTACAAAGAAGCATTCGTGGCCAAGCTCTACAACAAAACCCACCTACCGCAATAAAATTGCAATAGGAGCAAACTAACTGGAGGAAAAAATGAACTTACTTGAACGCAACGCATTAATCAAAGAATTCCAAGAAGAGCAAATGGAAATTCTCGACGTTAAAGGCAATGACTATGCCGCTGGCGATGCCGAGGATTCCGGCAATGCGAATTTTGAAATCGTAGCCAGCTTGCTCGTTGACGCACCCATGGACGAATTGACAGTCTGGGCAGTTTACTTTATGAAACACGTCTGTGCCATACTTACCTATGTCCGAAACCGTCGGATTGAAAGCGAGGGGATGGCTGGGCGACTCAACGACATAGCCAACTATGCAAACATCGGACGAACCCTACTAATGGAAATGGAGGAGAAACAAGATGCAGACGAATAAACCTGAATCCAAACCCGTAACACCCCAGACTCTTCGTGCCCGCTTGGCCACTCCCTCTCGGAATTCCCAGCGACTCCG